GGACGGTTTCACTTACTGGTAGGTTTTATGCCCGGTATTACAGATTCCATTCTATAATACCCCTACTAGCACCACTTGGTTGTTCCATGATAGCTTTTCAAGTTCCTAGGTATAGGCTCAATCACTTGACTAACAACGACTCAATTCTTTTCACGGAATATATTGTCTAATCATCATCATAAGGCCATTTCATCTAGGGTTACTCTATCTACTATCACGGTCTGTGCTACAACACAGGGATCCCCTGGTGGTAAGCCGTTAACTCACTTTCACACTCTTGCTCCTACTTTCACGTTCTGGTAGCTATTCAATAGTACGCCGACATCAGCGTGATGGAATCTATCTGCGGTATCTATGGTTTCAATGACATCATCCAATGAGTTCCTAGAAAAGTTTTGGTTTGATGATGGCACCGTAATGCCAAGAGTGGGCCTAGGCAACCACTCATACACAGCGGTTAGCTTAAACCGCAAACCAGCGGCTGGAAAGCCGTTGTTCCAGGCACAGGTAATGCCTCCACTGCGGTGTTTAACAGCAGTGGGTGTAGCATCAACATACTACTCGAAACTCTGGTCTGCAAAACTTGGAACCCATATGTGCTCTACTGATCGTTCTGGGGTCCGTAGATAATTTTCCAATAGAGGTATTATCTCATCTGGGGTATAAGTTGTACCCACGACCACAGTATCACCGGCAGTTTGACCAATGGCCACTCCACCGGCTCTGTTTAACTCGGATCCCATGTAGGACACGTGCATCTAAGCGGCGATGCACCTGAACCCAGACGCTTGGCCCAAATAAGTATAGCCAGGTGTGCGTCCGGGCCCTCCAGCTACTACGGCTACACTGGGTGTTCCTGCACCCACTGCAGCAGCAGCAGTGATGTCAATAAAAGGGCCTGTTTGCCCAGCAGCCTATGGCACCCAATGAAGGTAGCCAGCTGTTTCACCCACCGCTGAACCATAATCAAACGTCTGTGACGCACGGACAAGATATCCGTTATTAGACCCACCATATAGTGGGTACGCTAGTTCAGCAGTCCTTGGATTAAGCAAAAGCTTACGATAAGCTAATGCTTTAGCATCTAATATGCTAGACCTAGCTTTCTTGGTTCGTGGGGTGGGTTTTCCGCGAGGGGCAGCTTTCTTAGGTGCTGCCCTGCCTGCCCTCCTTCGAGATCCAGGCCAAGCCATTGCTGGTTGTGTTGAATTCATCGCTATCTGATACTATCTCCTAGCGTATGTTTGTTTATTTATCTGAGTGTGTAACTAATGAGTATAGTTACTTATCTAAGAATCAAATTCGTCTCGATTTTGTTTCCCTCAGGGTCCACAATGGTTTCATCAGATACAACCCAATTTAAACAGTCATTCTCAAATGATTCCTGCTCATCGGGTGTAAATCCGAATGCCCTATAAAAGGAGTATCTCGTTATCGGTTTGATAACCGTCTAACGATCCGTAGCCTGCTGTGCCATGCGATAGAAACCGGAATCCTGCATCCAAATATGAGCAGTCCCAGATGTTCCGTTTCTTTCGCAAGCGCTGTAAAAGGAATGAAGACATGGTATACCTTTTGATATGGCTTGTCCACAAACACCAACTTGATGCAACCAGTGCAAGTGTTGGTTTGGATCAAGACACACCATGTCTTTCTAGATGCATGAGGGAAAATTTCGCACCATCGTGTACTCACCCACATCTAATTGGACGGGGTGACATTGGCAATATTCAATATGTTCCATCTCATAAACTGGTTGTTCAACTTTCATGTTGAATCCCATTTCAAGGAACCATTTGGGTAAGTCATTCATCAAATGCTGATGTTTCTTTTCAAGAATAACAACAGCATCATCTCCGTTATCCACGAAGCGATACTTAATACCCTTAGTGTCCATGTATGCCTTAATAAGCATACACATAATTAACACATTGCCAAGTGCCGTATTCATATCTCCACTCATTCGCCCACCTTTGGATTTATAATAAATATATCCATCAGTGGCCCTTGCAAAGCACTTATTTGTTAACTGATATTTCAGTAAATCCTTGAGTTCCTTACCGTAAAAGGAAGTGTAAATGGAATGCTCAAAGGTAAGTGCTTGCAATGATATATGCTGATCAAATCTTGATGCATCTAATCCTATTGCTACGGGCTCCTAAAATTGTGACCAATGCTAACTTATAACACCTGCGGTGTCATCAGCGTTGAGACCTTTAGTCACAGTTGTGAACCCACACGTTTTATTAATCGCTACATACATTGGATGTTCTAGCAACTTTAAATAGCGACCAACCATCACATTATAACGTGGTGATCGAGGGGAAATGATTCTAGGTGCCGGATCTGGTTTGAGGGTGTACTAAAACTTCTCTGCTTTGAGGAAGTTAGATAAGTAAGAGTCTCGTTTGTTGCCCGGCTTTGTGCTCAGTGACAGCACTGCATTCTCGTAGATCGTTTTTCTTCGGCCCTAGTACAAGGTTGGGAAAACCTCAACCGACATTGGGGCGGGAGCATGACAATTACGAATAATGGCTAGTTTAACAGCAGACAAACGTTTCTCAAAAATTCCAGGCACCGGTTGAGGGGTTGGTGTCAGACCATTAGGCCCCTCAACATTAAAGACTCTTTCCACTATTGCCCGTCTCAAGTTCACATAGGTGTTATTGTGAACGGCATATCTAGTGGATGAACCTTGATTGCTATATATACTATATATTCTCTCTTTACGGCCGGGTGTTCTTTGTGATATGGTGCCGTCCGGTAGATCACCACGCACTATGCGGGTGTCCCGACCATTCACAAGAACGCGGCAGCTTTAAGTGCGGGTGGGCATGACACCACGTCCCCACCCAAATAGCCAATTGCCATACCACCGGGTTTTATGTGTGTACTATGTGTTGTCGGTGTAGGCCCTTGTTGCTGACCTATTCGTCACCTCTATCTCATCTCCATCGGCAATGAAGAAATAGTACACACCCCAGGTGCATAAATGGTGTATGTCTGAATGCCTGACATGTAGTTCTCGGGCTTGATCTCTAATATACCTACGCACAACCATATTGTTGCTCTCAGTATTTTTGATCCTCCCGAATTCAGACTTGGCTAATCTAGAGAGATGCTTCGCAAGCATGTGCTTCGCTGGTGAGCGCTTCTGGCCTATTTTCAATGCTTGTACTTTCTCTCCTTCCTCTAGGAGATCGTCGGCTAAGATATTCAGCATTGTGAGGGTCATAGCATCGTCCTCATCATAAGACGATATGTCTTTCTATGCCTCATACTCGTCAATAGGCTAAGCTACAACATTATGATTAATGTTGTTGGAGTACTTGAGGTACGCCCTCACTAAACCCACTGCAGTTGTAGCTGCAGCGAATCCAGTCGTGGCACATAAAACTGTTTTGCAATCAAAAACAGTC